ACGAACGCGCCACTAAATCGTTTTCCTCTTCTTTTATTTCTTGTTTTTCTTTATACATTGCCAAACCTCTTTGAGCAACTACTAAATCAGAATCAGCTTGACTGTATGCAGGATACGTTACTACAGCAACATCATAAAGTCTATCAATAGAAGTTATAGTTCTAATATCATTTCCATCTTCATCAGTTGACCATTCATCTGATCCAACAGTAAAGGCAAAACTTGATTGATTCAAATTTCCATTTTTCATATTGATTGCTAAATCTTTTCCATAAGAAGTTTCTGGAATATCAAATTCATATTTTAACCCTTTTTCATCAACAGATAAATTAAGAGTTCCAGTTGTACTTCTTGCAAGAATTAAATTCTGATCATGGTTAATTAATGCACGTACGTCTGATTTTGCAATTGTTTCTTCACTAATTGCAGCTGGAGATATATATTCATAAAATCCTCCCAAGTTTTCACTTCTGGAGTTAAATATACTTCCGTACCCAACAACCACTTCTTGGCCATCTTCTTTTGTTTCAAATCTGTTTTCAATGTTAAATAATCTTTTTTCCATAATTGTGTTATTATATTTTTTGTCCCAGATTTTAAGCTTCGTCATCTGTTCCAATTTTGTTTATTGTAGTCATATTCATTTGAAGATAATTTTCATCTCCAGAATCTATTTTGTTTAAATCTTCTTTTTGTCTTACTTCATTAATACTCATCCATCCGTTTGTAATTGCAGTTTTATAATAGTCTGCTCTATCTTTTACGTTTCCTCTAAGTAATCCGTTTACATTAAATTTAATATATTCTCTTCCAATGTTATTTCTTCTAAATAATTTTAGACTCATCTCTAATTCTATCTTTGATATATAAGGCATTAAAGAATAAGAAACAAATTCTTGAGATTGCATCTCGATGTTGTTGAACGAGCTGGCCGAGAGATCTTTCAATAAATGCGGGGGGAGCCCGAAAATCCGTGCCACTTCTTGAATTGAGAACTGCCTGCTCGCCAGGAACTGGGCTTGATCTGGAGTTACGGATATGCTTTTGTACTTTAATCCCTCTTCTAACACTGCCGTTTGGTTACTACCATTTAAAGTTCCATAATTTTTATTAAAGCTATTCCTTAATCTATCTATGGCCTGTTCCGATAATGCTCTATCTGACTCCAATATTCCGGATAATTTTCCTCCATTCTTGAAGAATGTGGAACTGTACTCTTGCACATCCATACCCCATCCAATTGCATTTTTACATTGTTCAATTGGAGAAAGTCCTGTTATTCCATCTGGTCCTGTTATCATTTTAAAATGAAGTATATTTTCAGAGTCATGAGTTTCCCCAGACTTCTCATCTGAATAATATAATTTGTTATCTAATGTATATGTTTCTACATCTCCATAATTTAATGGTAACAATTCTAAAACTCTTCCGTTTCTATTTCTTACAATTTGAACGTAAGAATTTCCATCTGATAACATGTCCATAATTATACGTTCATAAAACGTTATCTTATTTTGATATGAGTTTGGTTGATACTTAACTAAAAAAGAAAGATCAGAAACAACCTCAACATTATCTCCATTATTTTCTCTTCTAAAAACTCCAACTGGAAGTGTTGATATACTTTCAGAAAGTAATCTCATAGCAGCCCAAACAGCTGAAAAAGTTAATGCAGTTTCTGGAGAAACTTGTGTTGAAGGGCCAAAAGGTAAGCTGTAATTTATGCTTCTTTGTTCTTTTTTCTGAGTAGTTGAAAAGATGTTTTGGATTGATTGCAGTATTCCCACTATATAATTTTTTGCAATTATACTGTTATTTTATTCTTTTGTTGTGTAACATTGTTTCCTTTATTTTTCTATCTCTGCAAACTCTAAAAGAATTATAGTCTGAATATTTTCTTTTCCCAAATAGTTCAATATGATTTTGTTCAACTGCCTCATAAGCACTTTTTAGAGTCTTATGTTCTTTGGCCTTATCCCAGAACTCTCTTACAAATCCATCTGCTGAATAAATATATATCATAACATTAACAAACCTCTATCATCATAAATTGAACTATGTCCTCCCTCAGTCATAAAACATGCAAGAGCAGAAACTAAAGCTGTTGTACCATCGATTTTTTCGGTCGATTTTTTCTTGCTTGGTTTTATATTTCCTGCAGCGTCCTCTTCCATTACAGTATTTGCAATCATCCATTTTAAGACTGGATTTCCATCATGAATAATTTCTTTTCCTAAAATTAAAGCTTCCAGTTGTTTTGATGGAGCAGATAAGCTCCGAAATCCCATCCCTAGCGGTTCCATTGGAACTCCCTCATTTTGTAGGTCTATTACAAGCTGACTGGCATTCCATCTATCATAACAAATAGATTGTATCAAATATTCTTTTCCTAAATCTAAAATCTTTTGTTTTATAAAATTATAATCAGTAACATCTCCATTAGTTGCAATACAATGGCCATCTCTTATCCAGGTTACATAATCTACTTTATCTCTTTCACTTCTTTTCTTTGCATTCTCTTCTGGAATAAAAAAGTATGGAACTATTATAAATTTTTCATCTTCTTTAAATAGTAAAACCAGAGCCGAGATGTCCCTCGTGCTGGCAAGATCTAATCCGAGATAGCATTCTTTATTCTTTAATTTTTGTAAATCAACTTCCCCCTCACAAAGTTCCCATTCCTTTGCACTTATAAAAGAAGTCTGAGAGTCAGTCCACACATTACACATCAATCTCAAAAACGTATTCCTGTAAGATGGAACATCAACAGCTCTTTGAGATTCTCTCTTCATATATTCTTTCCGTAAACTTATTCCATAATTTGGATTGGCCTTTTTCCATACTTCTTCGTCAGTATAATCATCATCAATATCAGCCTCAAATATAGTAGAATAGAAACTGGAATCTTCTATTAGTTTATTTTGAACTTGTTTTGCATAATTATAAACTTCATAACAGATAGAATTTTTATCATATCCTGCTGTTGTTATTGCAATACATAATGGTTGCCTTCTTGATCCTGTTGAGGTTGTTAAAGTGTCCCATAAATCTCTATTAGGTTGTGTGTGTAATTCATCAAAAATTATACAGTTAGCATTGAATCCGTGTTTGGTTTTTGAATCAGAAGAAATAGCTTGATAGAAATTCCCTTTACTTTCGTTGGTAATTGAGTTTCTAAATACCTTTGAGCGTTTAGTTAATTCTGGATTTTTAAGAATCATTTGTTTTGCTATCTCAAAAACAATTCCTGCTTGAGCTCTATCTCCTGCAGCTGAGTAAACTTCAGAACCTCTTTCATCATCTGCAAATAACATGTATAATCCTATTGCTGCACAAAGAGTGGATTTACCATTCTTTCTGGGAACTTCAATAAAGGCCGTTCTATATTTCCTCAATCCATTCTCTTGTTTCCATCCAAATAAATCTCCAATTATTTTCTTTTGCCAATCTTCTAAAAGTAAAGGGGTTCCACTTAGTTCGCCTTTTGTATGACTACAAAAAATCTCAATAAAATTTATTGCCTTTGAAGCGGCTTCTTTATCAAAATAAAACTTAGTCAAAATAATTTTGTTTGTTGTTTAGTTTCTTTTATTCTTTTTTCTGCAATCTTAAAATAATTTTCATCTTGCTCAATACCAATAAAATTTCTTTTTGTGTTCTTTGCCGCTACCCCTGTACTTCCAGAACCCATTGTAAAATCCAATACAGTTTCATTTTCATTAGTGTAGGTTTTAATTAGGTATTCCATTAAAGCAAGAGGTTTTTGTGTTGGGTGTTTTTTACCTCTTTGAACTTTAAAGTTTAATAAACTGCTTGGGTTTTTAAAATTTTCATTATATCGGTTTATATCATAATTTTTTCTTATTTTAGAAGTTCCTTGAATATCTGAACCTTTAAACCTTATTGGGTTGTTTTTATTTTTTAATCTTAATGTTCCTTTTTCATCTCTTGCTATCATTTGTTTATTATAAGTAGGTTGTTTAAAATAAAAAACAGAGATTATTTCGTGGTATTTTAAAGGCATTTTATTTGATAATGCAATATTAGCAGGGTTTGATTTGCACCATATCCAATCATATTTATAATTCTTATTATTACTCATTCTTAAAGCACTACTAAATGGTTCACTACCAAATAATACTATTGCACCATTGTCTTTAATAATTCTATTTAATTGTGTCCACATCAAATCAAAATCAATAACGCTATCCCACTTACAAGCTGTTGTTCCATATGGTGGGTCTGTAATAATTGCATCAATACTTTCATTAGGAATTTTTTTCATTATTTCCAAACAATCTCCTTTGTGTAATTTAATCAAAATAATTATTTATCTGAGTGTTGTTAGTAGTAACTGGAGCAGCAATTGAAGCTCTAGCAACTGGCGTGAGGCCGAACTGGGCAGCCAATTTAAGACTATTATTTAAAGCGTCATTTTTCATTTTAACTAAAGGAGATGCTTGTCTTCTTAAAACTATTCCCTCTGATGATTGAAACTCATCT